CGAAGGTTACACCAAGATTTTTGACCGCAATAATAACATCAAGCAAATCCAGATTTCGGCGCTGCGCTTCATGATGCTCGGTGGCCGCACGATTTCTTGGACTCGCACCGAGAAAAACGGCCAGAAGTACGGCTACGCCGACGATGGCAGCGAGAAGTCGGTTGAAGTAACCACTGAGTTTGGAACACTCGAAAGTCGCGTTCCCATCATGGCGAAGTGCCAGGATGATGCGCTGTTCGTTTTTCTTTACGACGATCCTCAAGTCAAGAAAGCGAAGTCCGAGTACCCTTGGCTAGCCGAGAAAATTAAGGGCAATCAGTCTGGATTAGGAGAGAATCAGTACGAGCGCCTAGCGCGTCTGGGGGCACTTCAAGGCAACCGTCAGCCGATGGGAACCGGGGAATCGTTCTCCTATCTGACTACGCGCCTGCATTGCTGGCTGCGCCCCGCGTGCTTCGTCGGCACAGACTACGATGCTCCGTTTGAAGATGATCCATCGATGACCTGCGGCGAAGTTCTGCAACAGATGTTCCCGGACGGAGCGTGCTTCAAGTACATCGGTGAAACCTACGTCGAAAGCTACGCAGAGTCGATGGACGATCACCTTGACATTGCTTTTGCCTTCGAAGGCGACGGCATGTATCGCAAGGCTCCAATGGATTCGCAGATCGTCAATCAGGATGCTTTCAACGATGCAATGAACGCCACACGCCTAATCTTCGATGTTGGCTGGCCGCGCCGTTACATTAACTGCTCTCAGCAGGATTTCGACGCGATGACGAATCAGACGGCCACGCCATACGCGAATACTCAATTAAAGCTTCCAGCCGGGACTCGTATTCAGGATGCTGTTATGCAGGAAGAACAGCCCGAAACTCCCGCCACTTTCGAGGAGTACAAGGGCTTCATCCAGGGTGCATTACCGCAGTTCCAGACCGCTACCCCACCCGCTCTTTGGGGTGCTCAGATGGCGGATCAAAAGACTGCCCACGGCTACGCACAGGCGCAGCAGAGCGCGATGGGGCAGCTTGGAATGCTGTGGGGCGTAATCCAGCACCACTTTGCGCGAATTCGCTACCAGTCGGCGCTGTGCGCGGCTTCCAACCCGGATTATGCAGAACAGATCGTGATTCCCGGCGATGGCAATCAGACCACCAGCCTTCAGCTTGTCAATATCACTAAGGGTAAATTCCGCTGCTTCCCGGATGAGGATTCCAGCTTCCCGGAGACTACGGCTGCTAAACGGCAGACGTTAACACAAGTTCTGGAGATGCTGGTACAGGCACAATCTCCGCTTGCCGCCCAACTTCTGAACTCGCCTGATAACGTAGCTGATTTCCTCCGCACCTTTGGGCTGGCGGAGTTGACGCTGCCGGAAGCGGAAGCGCGGGACGCCCAACAGTTCGAGATTGAGGAATTGATCGTTCAGTCTCCGCTGCCTCCATCTCCTATGGCAATCCAGGAAGCGATGCAGAAACACGCCGAAGGGGTCTTGAGCGGCGCACCACCGCAACCGTTCGACCCAACTACCGTACCTCCCGATGAGCCTTCGATACCGATCAATGATTACGATTACCACCAATGGCACGCGATGAAGTGTCAGGATTGGCTGAACGGCGATGACTGCCGGAAACAATTAGCGAAAGGCAATCAGGCAGGCGTACAAAACGTGGTGCTTCACTGGAAGGCGCATGTTGCGGCTATGGCAGCGATGATGCCTCCGCCAATGGCTCCCGGCGCTCCTGGTGCAGCCCCACCAGCGCCCAAGCCGCCACAGTCCGGTGGACCGCCTGCACCTCCAGCGGCCACGCCGCCCACGCTAGGACCGCCAGCGATAACGATGTAAGGGAGAAAGTATGACGCCAACTGAAGGCACAGATGCAGGGCTAGAGACTGTAGATACTGCGATCACCGAACAACCAACTGAAACCGTAGAAACTCCTTCTACTGGAGATCAGGTAACTGAAAACACAGAAGAAACACGTCCGCCTGAAGGCCAACCATACCGTGCCGTCTCCGAAGATGGGAAGCGCCTCGATGAGAAAGCGCGCGCCACGCTCGAAGAACTGAAGGCCAAAGATCCGGCTCTAGCCAAAGCCTTCCGCGAAGCTCTGTTTAAGTCGGATGCCTTTGAGAAACTTGGCGGACTCAAGGAAGTCCAACAACTTCGGCAGACAGTAGAGCAGTTGGGTGGCCCGCAGGGGATCGAGGAGATCCAAGCCGAAGTAAAGGGCTGGACGGACTTCGACCAGCAGTACATGGCTGGCGATCCCAAGGCTCTGGAGTTCATGCTTTCGTCGCCCGAATCCCAGCAGGCATTCATGAAGCTAGCTCCAATGGCGTTCAACAAGTTTGAGGAGTTGAACCCGGAAGGATACGCCTCTTACCTCTGTCAGAGGATTATGGGAGACGCATCTGCGTCCAAAATACCCATTGCTATGGAGTTGGTTCAGCATTTTCTATTCCTTGGAGATGTCACAAAAGCGGGGGAACAATTCGAGAAGGTCAAAAATTGGCTAGATGGCCTTGATGCTACAGCTAAGAAGCCCATCGCGCCGAAAGAACCTGCCGCCGATCCCAATAACCCGCGCCTCCGGGAACTGGAACAGCAGAACGAAGGTTTCGTGCGGGAGCAATGGCGGCAGGAGACAGCCAAGGAACAGAACGCCGTCTATGGGACTGAACTCAACCGCTTGTTGGCTGGTCGCAAGGTAACGGACATTCAGCGGGAGGATATTCTGCACCGAGTCCAGACAAAGCTAGGGCTGCGGATCAAAGAGCACGAACAGACACTAGATCGGTACTTCAAGGCCAAAGACAAAGACGGCTTCTTGAAGTTCGCCAACTCGTTCAGCAAGAAACACATACCTGAACTCCTGCGCGAAGCCGTTGACCGCTATGTCCCGCAGAAACCGGGGCCAAAGGTCAACCCGGTACCGCAAGGCGGCAGACCGATAACGCCGCCGCTTAACGGCAAGCCTGCCGATGGTTTCGTGCGCGTTGATAAGATGCCAACGCGGGATCAAATCGACTGGTCGAACCCTTTCAACACTCTCGCGAACACCAAACTTGGCCGCGCCATTACTCTCGACGGCAAAAAAGTTGTCTGGAAGTAATGCACTTGTGCTATTATTTTCACCAAGCGTAGCGATATAGGCAGCCGGAAGCCGTTAAACCGAATCGTGCGTGGCATAGCAGTACAGCGTCAAGAGTAAACGCCGCAGCAGCGTCCTGCTGGCCTTACGGGGCGAAGGACACTCAAAGCTGAATCCAAATTCAGGAGTGTCTTTATGGCCCAAGGTGGCGTATCCCAAAGTATTGCAGCACAAGCAGAATGGCTTCGGCCCGAGCTTGAGAACTTAACTCTTTCTTCCTCGGTGCTCTGGAAGCGGCTCAACGTCCGCACAGACATCAAGCCCGTTTCCAATCGCCCGTCGCGCATCCCGTTTCAGGTGCAGACCGGAGGCCGCCCGAAAGTGGCAGGCTTCGACGGTCAGAACCTCGGCCGTGGTTCGGCTCCGAACGAGGCTCCCGGTTCGCTTTCCTGCGTCAGCTTTCTGCTGGCCTCGGAATACACAGCGCTTTCGGAGTGGTCCACTGATTCCAACGAAAAGGCGATTCAGAATTTCGTTACGCTCACACATGAGCAGGCCGCACAGAACTTCGGCGGCTTCCTCGATACGCTGGTTTGCCGTGGGGCTGGAGCGAACGAGATTGACACTGTAGTTTCCACCGTCACTGGCGGGATCGTGGTCAACAACGCCGATGCTTTCCTCGATCAGCAGTACATTGCGATTACTCACGCTATCGGAACCGCGCCCTTCGCAACCGTTCAGATCCAGTCCATCGACATCGCCAATAACACCATTTGGCTGACGGCGGCGGTCCCGGCTGGCGTCACCACGGGCGACGTGCTCTTGGCGGAAGATGCCACAGGGCAGGCCAACTCCGGGTTGTTCGGTCTTGACGCCTATCTGGTTTCCGGCAATGTCGGCAACTACATGGGAATCAGCCGCGCTGCTTACGCTGGCAAGTTCTCCACTCCGACTATCGACCTCGGCGGCGCGGCATTGACTCCGGCTATCGTTCGCGCCCTCCAAATGCAGCAGATTCTTGCACTTGGCACCGATAACGATG